TCCAGCCACAAAGCAGCCTTTACCTCCATAGATAAGAGGTACTTCTTTATCGTTTAATTTTAGATATATTTTATGCGCTAAACTGGTCATCTACACTCACAATATCATTCTTACCATGATCTATAACTTTTATAAATCCACTTATAAGTTGTCCTGATACTCTTATTTCTCCATAATTTAAAGCTATTAAGTTACTACTATCTGTTGAATTTGCTAAAGGCCCAAAAGCATCATTATTTCTACTATCTGAGTCTGTTTCTCTACTACCTAATTCAGTAGGTTTATTAATAAAAGATAATATTCCTCCTAAAACTAAGTTTAACCCTATACCTACTACAGCTCTTCCTAAGAATCCAACTAATCCAGAAGTCTCTAAAGCAGCAGTAAATCCTCCTAAAGTACCCGATCCAGCTACCCCCGCAATAGCAGGTAAGGCAAAAAATGCTGTAGCTAATACTAATGCTCCTATTAATATACTACTTTTTCCTCCACCATTACCGCAAATACAAGGAACAATATAGAAATCTGTATCAGTAGGTTTTAAATTATTTCTTAATAATCTATTTTCTGTAAGCATTTTTTTATCTTTATCTAATATAAGTAAGAAATCTAAATGCTTATTATTATCAAAATCTCTAGTATTATTTATAAATAGTTTTACTAATCTAGGAAAATAAGTATTAATAGCGAATGATATACTGTGTAAATCATCAACTTCTAATTCTATTTTATCTAAATTTTTAGTATATTTATGTAAAAGTTTATGGAAATGTATTGTTACTCTCATGATTCAAATTGATCCACCACTTTTACTATATCATTTTTTCCATGATCTATAGTTTTTATAAAACCACTTAAAAGCTGTCCGGATACTCTCATTTCTCCATAATTTAATGGTACAGGAATTTGACTATTGGTAGTATTAGCTAAACCATTAAATATATCATTATCTCGTCTAAATCCTCCTGTACTACTAGAAATTCTAGGAGGTTTAGGAGGCGGTTGAATAGCTGCTAAAAATAAACTAGCAGCTATACCTAATGCTAGTTGTCCAAAAGTAGTAACAGTAATAGTAGTTCCTGTTATAGTTGCAGCACCAATGCTCCCCGCAGAACTCCCCACAACAGATAAAGTAGGGGTTAAAGCTATTCCGCCAGTATAAATTGTTAAAGCTACTATAGCTACCGCAGCTACTATCATACCAATTCTACCACTGCCTTTTATTAAAGGAACTAACTTAATTATCTTTCCTTTAGCAGGTAAAAATAAATTATCTAAAGACAATAATTTACCGTCAACTATTAAAGCTAATTCTGCATTATGATATAAATTTATTTGTTTGAAAAGTTTATATAATCCCTCAAATAAATCAATACTAGCTTTTACTAAATCGTAATAAGTATTAACATCTATAGATATTTTATCTATATTATTGGTATATTTGTGTAAACTTTTATGAAAGTGTATTGTTCTCATTTAAATGTTTTACTTCAAAAGGTTCATAAATTATAGTATCTATAGTTTTGTGTCTCCAATAGATAAAATACTTTGTACCAAATCCTACTAAAAATTTGTATTCATCAAATACTGTAGAAGGGGAATCTTCATCACTAGGTATTGGATTCTCATCACCTGGATGACTATGTACTATACCCCAAATATCGTCTTCATAAGTATATAAAGCTACAGGATCTAATATAAAGCTGTTTTTAGGATCACTTGAAACATTATCACATTTTATATATTTAAATTCTTTTGTAATAATACCACAACTTTCTAACGGATAGCTAGATTGAGCATGTAATCCCATATCTTTCATTAACTGTTCATAAATTCTTTGCATCTAAAACACATATTAGTATATTGTTTATATGAATTACCATATGTAGCAATATAACTAGTTTTCCCTTCTAAAATCATTAACATTTTGTTTTGCCCTAAATATAAAGCACAGTGGTTAGGTACGTTACTAGCTCCTATAGTCATAATAATTACATCATATTCTTTCAGTTTATTCTTATCTACACTAACCCATCCATTTGCTTCGTCTTTAAAGTTATTTAATGGATTAAATTTATGACTATCTGCTTTATTATACCAATTTCCTTCTAAATTACAAAAAGTTTTTGTAGTATAATCTCTTGTAACGCCTGTTTCTTCTTTTATTATATGTAAGGCTAAATTAACACAATCTATACCTTTAATAATATCATTACCCAGATGTTCATATGGCAGCCCACAGTATTTTTTATACTTTTCTATAACATCCATAGATTCTACCTTTCCAATAATCATCTAATGTTTCTAATCTAGACTGAGAATCTTCTTGTAAATGAAAAAATTCTAATCCGGATATGTACATTCCAAAATGAACTATTCTACCTTTCTTATCTTTAAATAATATTATATCAAAACTTTCTAAATCAGGCAAATTTATTTGTTTAAAGTATTCAGTTTCCTTAGATATTATTTGTGTAGTAAACTTTTTATGCCAAAATTTGGATACTTTTAAGTCAGTATCTAATCTATCTAAAGTATCTATTAAAGGCTTATTTAATTCATTTTTATATATTTTATTAATTATAGAAAAACAATTATTTGTATAATAATCGTGTTGTATTCCTAAATACTTTTTTATAATTTCTTTAGCTACCATTTCTTTAGGTAATCCCCATTCTTTTGTATAGTAATTAACAGTCATTATCTTGGTATAGTTCTTCCTGTACCTGAAAAAGCTCCATAATGTCTAAGATTATTTCTCAAATCACATGCTTGTCTATTTTGAGCACATATATCATCTGCTTCATTAGCTACTGTCTGATTGTTGATATCAAAAAAACCGTTAGCAGTTTCAGTAGAACCAGGAATAGTGCCTGTTCCACTACTTGGATACTGACATTCATCTCCTTTGTAAATCCATTGACAAGTATTTTTAAAATACTTTCTTTTAGGTACTTGTAACTTAAAGAATTGTAGAAAGTTAGTTAAACTAAATACACCTACTTGTTCATTTAATGCTTGTAGATTGTCTATTTTAAATACGTCTTTAACAAAAGATTCAGAGTCAGCATTTTCATTAACAATGAATAGCTTATCTCCAACAGATACATTTTGTCCTGGATTATTATTATCTAATATTACAAAATCTCCGACTACATCTAATACAGTAAAAGTTTGTGCATCAGCATTACTTTTTACAGAATCATTTACTCTATAAGGTAATCCGCTAGACACATGAATACTATTACTAGTAATAGACTGTACTATTCCGTATTCAGGCCAAACATCTAAAAAGGTAGCAAAAGTAGATTTAATTTCTACAACTCCACCTAATAAATCTCTAGTATCTCCTTTAGTTTTTACCCAAGTATCTCCAAAACTAATTGTGTCAGCATAATTCCAGGCAACATTATTGCCACCTTTTTGATTAGCTATTGTAGCATCATAATTAGCATGAGTAGGATTTGTTCTAGGATCAATACCATTCACAGTTTCTCCATTAACTATACCTGTTACGCTATTACTACTATTATTACCTGATAAAAACGGATCTTCTACTAAAGTAGTTATTAAATTATCAAAGTTGGCTATACTAATACTAGTTTCTCCTACTTCACCTTCACTGGAAATATCTATTCCACCACTATTTACAGGATAAGGAGTAAAATCTTTATTTTCAAACTGAATGGTATAACCAACATCACTAGCAAAATCTCCTCTAACTTCTGCAAATCTAAAGGGTATATTTTCTGGCCAAGCACTACCTAATCCTTCATTACTAGGATTATCTCCTTCAGTAGGAGGATAGAACTCTCCTGGGTAGTATAAAGTATATAATCTAACTAAAGGTTGTTGTATAAACGCATTTTTTTCAGCAATATAATTACTAGGAGCTACACTTGTTATATTAGAAGATATTATTACTGATTCACTATCGAATGAAGGAGATACATAAGGAGTTATATTAGTGTTAGCACTTCCTCCTGTAGTAGTTATAAAAGTAGTATTTACAGATTCATTGTTACTAAATTTAACATGTGTATTAGTTAACTTAACTTTTACAGTATTATCTTCTGAATTTACATTAGCTATAATACCTTCAGCAGTAGTATCTACTCCTATAATATTATTTCCTTTTGAAAATCCGGTTATACTATCTAATGTTAAAATTATATCATAAGTTCTTGAAGTCATTATATAAAGCTTTCCTTTAGTCTTATAGTTACGTCATAGTAATTATCAATAAGATTACTACTTCTAGTTCCTTTATGTTGAACATCTAAGTTTTCACCTTCAAATCTAACAGTAACATTACCTATACCATTAATATGATCTAAATCAAAGGTAAATTTCTCAAAGTTACCACTTCTAGCATCATAAAAACTTTGTAATGCTTGTTTTTCTATGCCTGTTATATTTGTATAAGTTAATTCATAAGTTCTTTTTGGTCTTCTACTTCTAAGTCTATAGCTTTCATATCCTGCCTGGCTTTCGAAACTGACACTATCAAAAGATCTACCTTCAGAATATCCTATGTCAGGTTTTCTATCTGCCATACTATCTTTTCTAGAAGTGTATCTACTAGTACCTGAAATTACTCTAATTTCTAAACTGCTAGGAGTATCTAATGCAGGCGATATATCTATACCTACAGTTCCTAAAGTAGCACTAGGCCATGTATAAGAGTCATTAGGCTGAACAGTACCATCTACTATAACAAAAATTTGTTCTTTAGCACTTGGTATAACGTCAACGGGAACTGCGAATGCAGTATCTACACCATTAATTATATAAGTATTACTATCTACAACCGTAGTACTAGTATTACTGTAATTAACAGTATAAAATTGATCTACAGATTGTATTTTCTTATATTCGCTAGGTATTGATAAGGATCTAAGAGTTAAGTTACTAGCGTCGGGAGCAGTTAAAAAATTAACTGTCCCTCCACTATTACTTAATGTATAGGTAGTAGTTTCTTGAACTATACTATCTACTATGGCAAATACTTCTCCTACAGTGTTAACATAGACTCCTAAATTAAAGTCTGTGGTAGCTCCTGTATTAGTAAATTCTACACTATTTAAAGCATAAAATACATTTTCTGCACTCCATGATGCGTCATTTGGATAAGTTGCCATTATTTTCTCATTCCTTGTATACTTTTTCTAATAGGACCATTGTTACGTAGATCAGTTGTAACAATATCTATTACTATTTGTTTACCGTTAAAGTCTACTTTAGGAGTACCTTCAGTAGTTTGAGGGGTTCCTTTATTAATTATATTAATTTGCGGAGTCATTCCTCCAGAACCATTTCCTCTGTTCATATCTCTTACATTGTTAATACCAAGTTGTTGAACCGCTCTTTTTCTTAGAACAAATTCTCCTGGCTCTAACATAGCAGGAACACTATCTCTTTTAGCTCCCCCACTAGCAAAATTTTCTACTAAACCTCCGCCAGCAAAAGCTTTAACAGAACCTCCACTTGAGAA